TTAATACTGATTCACTATCTGAATTAGTGTTTACCTTTACTGATACTGCTCTAAATATGATTGGGGAAGAGGTTACACTTTCTGATATGGTTACGGTAAGCTGTCTAAATGCCCCTAATTTTGGAACAGATCCAGAATCTTTAAGTTTAACTAGACTACTTGCGCCAAAAGCAAGTAAAAACTTTGCACTTGTTAATATTGATAATTATGAAGTCTTAATGAGAAAATTACAAATGTTTTCTTCAATTAGAGTTACATTAGATCCTTTGGATAATCGCGTAATTAATATTTTCTTGGTTCCAGATATCACAAAGATTTTTGCAAGAGGCGTTGATTATTTTAATTTAATTGAAGATAGATTTAAATTAACAGCATTTCAAAAAACTGAACTATTAAAATACATTAAGAAGTCTGGCACTGAAATGGTCTCAACCACAGTTAGATTATTGGACCCAACTCCAAGAAAATACGCACTAAATATCAGTTTAGTTACATTTTCTGATTTTGATAAAGATTCAATCAAAAGTCAAATTACAGATCAAATTGGTTCTTACTTTATTAATAGTACCCGTAAAGATCGTATTCCAAAGAGTGATTTAATTAAATTAATTGAAGGAATTTCTGGAGTAGATTCAGTTAGTATTCAAATTATTGGAGAGGCAAATGAAGCTTCTGCAATTAAAAATCCAACTTCAGTTAATCCACCACTAGTCGGGTTAGATTCGTATAATGATATTATAATTCAACCAAATGAATTTGCAATTATCAGAGGAGGTTTTAAAGATCGCACAGGACTAGTGTATGAGGCCGGTCTTTCTGACGATAAGTTATGTGCAATAAATGTATTCTTTAGGGATGAAACAAAATCTGTTTAATTATGAATAGAGATTCAATTTTTAGAAAATCAATAGAACGTAAAGAAAATCGTCTCTATGTGGGTTTTAGCTACAGAAATAAGATTATAGAAAAAACAGTATCTCCATATCTATTGGGAGTTTCAGCCTTTATGGATAAATTCTTACTAAAATTGGATGCAATCGTGTTTAACAATATTGAAGCGGTCAAAAAAATTAAAATATTTGCTAACCCAGCTCTGGATAAGAACGAGACAAAATTAAACTAAAGTCCAGTGATCAGCAAAGAGAAGAAAACACAAATAAAAAACGAACTCGAAAGTTTCTTAAGCACCTATTCTGGAGATACTTCAGAAAATGATATAGTCGACGATCGTTTTAATGAACTTGAGCAAAATCCTCCTATTGATTTTGATGAAATGAGTTCGGGTTTCAAGAAGAAAGCTCTTGAGATTACAGATTCCCTATTTAAATTTTATGTAGATTTAGGTTTAATTACTCAACACGATTACCTAAAACAAAAGAAAGAACTCGATAATATGAATATCGAGACCATGTTCTTTCAGCATAAAACTATTAAGATGGCGATTGAAAGAATTATGGAAGAAATAAATCAGGGTGCAGCACATCCCCGTTTATTTGAAGTAATGTCACAATTACAGGATCGTCTTACCACAGTTACTAAAACACAAGCAAACTATATGTTGTTCTTAGAGGATACGTACAAGAAAATGCGTAGTGAAGTTGATTCAAAGGGAGACCAGGCCGGTCTTCCTGCCTCTTCTGTAAATGCTATTCAGGCTGGAGACTATTATATTACAGCCGGTACCAAAAATATCATGAAGGAGATTGAGAGCGACGGTTTAAATAGTGATTTTGATAATAGGCTGACTAATCCAAATGAAAAAAATTCATTGATGACGGAAAGAGGCTTAGAGCATTTAATTGAAAAAGAAAATGACGATGAAGATTTAAGCTCAACTATTTTCGAAATCATCTAATTATGAAAGACTTTTTATCAAAAGGAGGAAGGACCAGTGTACAGGTATCTAGAATGGATGATACTGAAAATAGCGCGGTTTGGACTACAAAAAAAGTGGATCAGCTTCTACTAGACTTTGAAAATGGTTTAATTGATATTAAGACCATTAAGAATTCTCCATTTAAAGATAATGACCCTGCCTGGAAAAAACAAAATTTGGTTTTTGAATATACTCCAGAAGAACTTGAAGAAATTAAGAGATGCAAATCTGATGTAGGCTACTTTGCAAATAAGTATGCTCAGGTTTTAACTGAATATGGAGTAGAACAAATTGTTTTACGTGATTACCAAGAAGAAATTATTAAAGCATTTGGTGCAAACCGTTTTAATATTCTAATGGCAAGTCGCCAAATTGGTAAAACCGTAATGTCTGGTGTATTTGTTGCATGGTATCTTATTTTCCATACAGACAAAAATGTCTTAGCTGTAGCCAACATTGCAAGTACAACCAAAGAGGTTGTTGACAAAATTAAATCTATTTTTGAAAACCTTCCATTTTTCTTAAAGCCCGGTTGTATTTCAAATAACGTTATGTCGATGAAATTTGATAATGGCTGTAGATTAATTGGACGTACTACAACCAAAAATACAGGTATTGGTTTTACCATTCACTTACTATACATTGATGAGTTTGCGCATATTTCTCCAGCATATTTAGATTTCTTTTATCGAGCAATTTACCCTACTATTTCTGCATCAACTACCTCCAAGATTATTATTACGTCAACACCAAACGGTATGAATAGATTCTATGAAATCTATATGGATGCAGTAAATGGACTAAATACATATACTCCACTAAGAGTAGACTGGTGGCAAGTTCCAGGTAGAGATGATAAATGGAAAGCTGAAACTATTGCAAATATGGGATCTGAAGAAGACTTTAACCAGGAATATGGTCTACAGTTCTTTTCTTCTGATAGATTACTACTTTCGTCTAAAGATCTTAAAAAGATTTTTGGAATCATGACTAAATACGAAGAGCCTCTTAAAATTAATTGGGATCCAGAAGTTCTTGCCCTAATGGAAGGTAACTTTACCGTACATCCAAACCTAAAGGATTGGGATGAGCAGGATTTTCGAAATTCTCCAGATCGATATGTATTTTCAGTCGATACTGCAGATGGAACAGGCAAAGACTTTTCAGTTATTAATATATTTAAAGTTGCACCCCTTCCAGTTAAAATGTTAGAGCCAATTAAAAACCTAGTAAAAAGCGAAATGGATTGTCTTTCTCTTGTTCAGGTTGCAACTTGGAGAAGTAATAAGCAGACAATTAATGAATATGCCCAGGTTTTAGAATATTTAGTTTATAGACTTTTTAATTTTGAAAATCTTAAAGTCTTAATTGAATTAAACCATAAAGGAGATTTTATCCTAGATAAGATTGCAAATAATGAACAATATTGGCCAGGACAGTTAATTCATTCAAAACATACTGAAGCAACTAAATTACTTAAACCTGGTCTTAAATTAAGCGTTACCAATAAAATCAAATTTTGCGAACGTTTTAAATATCACGTTAATGTAAATAAGATTCTACCAAACGAAAGTAAAACTGTAATGGAATTAGGTTCATTTGGTCGATCTACTAATGGAACCTATCGAAGTCAAAGCGGAAACGATGACTTAGCAATGACATGTGTCAATACTGCAGCATTCTTTGATTCTCCAAGTTTTCTTGAATTAGGAACTGAAGTTTGGGATAGTACAAGTGCAGAATACCAAAGGGAAATAACTGAAAAAATCTTAAATTCTACTCAAGGTGAAGGTTCAACCAAGATTAGTTCAGATTTAGTAGGTTATCTAAACGATACTCCACAATTAAAAAAGCCTGGACAGCGTCAAGTCTTTGATGAAAATTATTTGGATTCATATAAAAGGACACTGTCTGGATTTTATGGAGATCAAAAAAATTAAACGTGAATGATTAATTTTGACTTAACTAGAGACAGGGACGTTATTTTTAGAAGAACTATTGCTGCTATACAGCATGCTCTTAAAAATGACGTAGATATTGCAGAGCTGCCTAGCGTTAAGGTTGCCGAATCTGAAATTGATGCATTCGTTTTAAGGGACGGATGGGAAGATGCTATTGAAAAAGCAAAAAAGCATTTTGAAAAAATTGAAGATTATGAAATGTGCCACACTTGTGTGTCGCTAATTGAAGAAATTAAAAAATCAAACTAACTAATGCAAAAATCCACTAAAAGAAGAGGTAACTCTACACAATCTATCCCAGAATTATTAAAGCAAGTTTCGCTTAAACCTTCACAAAAGGAGTATTGTGACAAAATCATGAACAATGATATTACGTTATGTCATGGACCAGCCGGAACTAGTAAAACCTTTGTTGCATGTTATGCATCAATGAAACTACATACAGAAGATAAGATTCAGCGTATAATTTTATCAAAGCCAATTCAAGAGTCTGGAGAAAAATTAGGATTTTTGCCTGGAGATATTAAAGAGAAAATCGACCCATTTATGGAAAGTTACCGAACTAACCTTGAAAAAATTATTGGTTGGGATAACTTAATTAAATTAGAAGGGGACGGTCTTATTGAATTTAGACCGCTTGCATATATGAGAGGTGCAACTTTTGATAATTGTTTAATGGTATTAGATGAAGCACAAAATGCAGATTTTAGACAACTGATGCTATTCATTACACGAATGGGAAAAAATTCAAAGGTCTTAATTTGTGGTGACGTTAGCCAATATGACATATCAAGAGACAAAGTGGCACTTCCAAAATTTATTGAAATGATGCAGGGAATTAAAGGAATGGGAATTCATACCTTTGGCGATTCAGATATCGTTCGTAATAAAATTCTAATAGAAATTGCGGAAAGATATGACGAGTGGAAGGCAAATAATAAAGTTAATTGGTAAATTAGTTAAGTACAATAACTCTATCTAGAAAATAATTTTTATGACAGGAAACAAAAAGGTCACAGGTTACGAAGATCTAAACCGCCGTCTCAATGATGAAATGCAGCAGCTTGCCGAAGCAATTGTTGCTAAAACTTTCACCGAAAGAGACCGAAATCGATTAGTTCGAATAATGGAACCTAAACTTAAATACTTTATTTGGAAGTTCTTTAACGATAAGGACGAAACCGAAGAAGTATTACATAATACGTTCTTTAAGATATTCAAATCGCTTGATAGTTATAATCCAAAATACAGATTTACAACTTGGATCTATACTATTGCCAGAAATGAATCTCTACTGCATTTGCATAAACTTAAACAGCAAATGACCACTGATATTGATAAAATTGGAAATTCTCTATTTTTAGTCGATGACAGTCGAGATAATTTGGAAAAAGAGAATTCTTTGGAAAATCTTTATACTGCGACTATGCTTGCAATTGAGGAGATGCCAGAGTCTTTAGAAAAATCTATCTTAATTGATAAAGAGCTAAATAAGATGAAGGGCGCTGATATTGCAGACAAATACGATATGAATCTCAATACAGTTAAAACTAAAATCAGAAAAGCACGTAAAATATTAAAAGACTCAGTTTTGGAAAGTAATCCTGAACTGGTAGAAAAAATAAAGGACCTTTTCTAATGAAATACTTAAATCCACTAGTTTTTATTACTAAACTAATTGCTCTAATTAAGGAATTGGTTATATTTAGACGATATCTAGGTATACTGTCTGAATTAGATAAAAACGGCGAGCTTGATAAGCTAAACTTGCGAAAAACCCGATTAGGCCGTCTATACTATGTTAAAAATCTTCAGCCAGAAGTATTATTAAATACAGACGATCTTAAAGGCTTTGAAATAATGCAGGTCAAAGAATCCCTAGCTGATTATAATGATCCAATTACTCGACTTGGAATTATCGATTTTGTTAAAACCGGATTTCGTCGAATTAAAACACCTGAAGTATACGCATATTTAGTATGGATGGAGTTTGATTTTAAACAGCTTACACTAGACAGAATTTTATATTTAGTGTTCTATCCGATTGCAGCATTTTTTGTAATTTCGCTTGCAGTTTTACCAGCAGTTGGCTACGTGGAGTGGTCACAGATTTGGCAAACGCTAAATTCCAAATAAATAATCGTATCAAATAATCTTAAATTATGAATAAAGTAGAACAATTTTTACAGAAAAACGGATTAAAGGTAGTAATATTTTTATTAATTTTAACCTATATGAAATCTTGCGGAGTAGACCGTGAAGTTACTAAAATTAAAAAGCAATTAACTACACTAGATTCGCTAGCAACAAAAAAGGACCTTGAAATTGAGGGTCTTAAAGCCGAAAAACGCATGATTCAGGCAACTGACCGAAAAATGCTAGACGTTCAGCGCCAATCTGAAATTGATGCTGAATTGAAAAAACTTGGTGCAAAATAATGAAAAATAAAGCAACCCATTACTTTATAATTGGTTCTTTTGTTACTCTATATCTTTTAGTATCAATTATTTCAACGATTCACGTAATCGACTTTTTTAAATTATCAAATCCTACGTGGTTAGCAGTTTCTCTTGCAATTGGTTTTGAAGTTGGTGCAGCTGCATCCCTAGCATCTCTTATTATTTTAGAAAAAATGAATAAAGGTATTGTTTGGGGACTTTTTATTCTTTTAACTGCAATGCAGGCAATGGGAAATACCTATTATGCATTTTCTCATCTTGAAAATTTTACGGGCTGGATTGAACTGTTTGGACTTCAAGAAGAAGACTTAATTTATCAAAAGAGAATACTTGCAATTATTTCAGGTGCAGTTTTACCGGTGGTTGCACTAGGTTTCATTAAATCTCTAGTTGACTATATTAAACCTACACCAGATCCTATTCAAACTGAACCTATTGTAGAAGAGCCAATTATAGAAGAACCAATATTGGAACCAGTTGGACCAATTGTCCAAGAAAGCGTCCAAGCCGAGACTCCCAGCAAAGCTCCAAAAGTTAAAAAAAAGACTCAAGTGACCCAGGAAAAATCTACTGGACCAATTGAAGTTGACTTAACTAAGCCCAAACACATAGATTTACTTGAAATTCCAGACCGAGATACCAGAAGACTTTCGGCAGATGAAAGAATTTCACGAGGAATTGTCTCGTAAATCGAAGGTAAATAATAAAAAGAACTTCGGCTAATGTCTTACATTAAATTTAAAGGTGATCCAAGCTATAAAAGAGTCAATTCTGGCATGGCTAAACTATGTGACCCAGTGCCTGTCAAAAAGTCAGTTCGACTTATTGATAACTGTTTTTCAATTGTAGACAAAAATGTTAGTCAAGCAGATCTTTGCGACTTTGGTAAACTGGCATATCCAGCAGATTCTTATGTTAAACAGGAATTAGAAATATGTCAAGGCGAAAACGTTATTGTTTTTGGTAATAATTTAGTTGGCGGAACTACCGCAACTTCTTCAACTACTCTTAATAGTACTGCTGTGGTTACGGCTTCAGTTAATGCATTAATCAGAATCGGTAGCACGGTTTCCGGTAGCGGAATTGCTGATGGAACTACCGTTACTGCAGTTAATGGAACAGC